TTATATGATAAATGATTAGCAATCTTTAGAAAACACTCTCCAATGTATCTTGGAATTCTTGGTTTTGGTTGTTCTCTTTCTTTTGCCCTGGCAACATCAATCGCATACTGTTCCAAGGCAGCTAAAAAATCTTTATTGTTTACATAGTGTTCTGACTTTTTAGGTCTTGGCATAGTTGTATATGAGAAGGGCATAATAAACATTTATCTACTGAGAATATTATAACAGTAAATCATAACGTTGACAACATTATGAATTAACAGTAGACTGGGTTTGTTGCTTTTGAAGATTAGTTTTAGCTAGACTTATATAGTTTCTCTAAAACCTCTTTTGCATCTTGGACTGTAGATAGATATCCCATCTTTCTATCTATCTGCGCATGATTACCTTTATGCATCTTTCTAATGTAATCTTGATAGTAGAGAATCATTTCAATATCCTCTGATTCAGACATAGTTAGAACATCATCTATGTTTACAATAAACATATCTTCTTTGGTTGACTTCAACCATGGTTCAAATTTATGTCCTACTATTGTTCCTCTAACTTTTACTTCTTCAACCATGATAGGATTAGAGACTAATAACATAGTCCTATCATCATCTTCCTCTGCTGCTACTTTGGCAAATATTTCATCACCACTCTTAAATTTGATAGTACAATAAAAATCATCTTCTATCATACGTCCTCCTAATCTTTAATGTTTATTGATATAATGTCATAATTGAATTGCTCTTGGACATAAATTTTCACTCTTTCAATAAAATGATTTAGTGTATAATTTTTTCTTGACCCCAAAGTTAGATCATCAGCAATATCATAAAGTTTTGCTTTAACTTTGTTTTTGCCTTTTCTTAGGACTCTACCAATGCTTTGTAGGTTACGAATACGTGATTTTGATGGAGAGGCAAAAATAACATTGTGTAGATTTTTTATATTAATTCCTGTACTAAAAGTTCCATAAGAGGCAACAATGATTGCATCATCTTGTTGCTCTGTAATTTCTCTTACTTTTTCTCTTTCTTCAGCACCTACACCACCATGAACGAAGAATACTTTTCTTCCTTCTATGACTTTTTTATTTATCATCTCATAAAGTATGGCACCATGTGCCTCTACTCTACTGTATAGAATTAAGGTATTGCCTTTTAAATCTATGGACAAATTTGTGATAAATTTATTCCTTTTTTCATGTCCAATAAGATACTGTATCTCATCTTCGTAGGTATCAAATTTCTTTGGTTTATACTTTAATACAAGACACTGAATATCTAATGTGGCAAGATGACCTTGATCTATGAGTTTTTTAGTTTGAGTAACTTTGTATGAAGGTCCAAACAGTCCCTCTAACACCCATTTATGGGTCTGTGTGCCATCTAAAGTTCCTGTGAAACCATATCTATACTTTGCATGATGTAACTTGTCCATAATGCCAACAAGAGACTTACTTTTAAAAAGGTGCGCCTCATCACCAATCACCACATCATATGCTTCAAAGAACTTTCTATCTAACTGATATACAGATTGCCATGTAGTAATAGTGACTTCATTAGTATTGACTCTTTCACGTCCAGCATATATTCTATGGCAATAGTTTTCAGCATCCCATCCATAGTCTTGAAAATCTTTAAACATTTGTTCTACAAGAGATGTTGTAGGAACAACTAAAAGAATTTTACTTCCTCTATTCACAAAGTATCTAACAATAGTGTAAATCATAAATGACTTACCTGATGCAGTTGGTGAGATTAAAAGTTTTCTATTATATCTCAATGCATCATGAACAGCATCAATCTGATAGTCTCTTGGTTTGAGTGCAGTGATAGATGCCATAAAATCTTTGACACCTTCTTCTGAAATCATTTCATTGACTTCAAATGGAGGACCATAGAATTTATTATCCTCAAATTTATATGTGTATCCTGCCTGCTCACAGAACGCTATAATCTTATCAAGAAGACCAACATAGATCCTCTTTGTTTTCATATTAAACAAGTGTACATATCCATCCCAGTATTTGCTTCTATACTGAGGCATGAATTTTTTGTTAGGCACTTCAAAAGTAAATCTATCTCTCAACTCATATTCAATATGAGGTTCAGTTTTTACGTGTAGATATACTTCATTTATTTTTTGTATAGTCAAATCTGTCATGATGAAATTTCACCTAACAGTATTTATTATTTGGTTTGAAATGTATTTTCAAGTATTATTTTTGTCAACCAATCTCTAGTATTCCAAAGCAATTCTTGTTCTTCTTGTGGTCTGGCAGGAGATCCTGGCCATTTTTGAATTGCTTCAGTCACTGCATAATGCAATACTCTAACATCATCTATTCCAAGAGTTATATTATAATAAGGTAAATCTTCTTCCTGGTTCATTAACCTAATCCTGAGGTAAAACGCATGAACTCAATTGAATTCTTTATCTGATAAGTTCTATTAGTTATCTGTTTTAAAATCTCTTCAAGATAACTCAACATAGTTTCATAATAATCAATTTTTAATGATACCCCTGAGAGTTTTTCATCTGCATCCAAATATTTTTGCATAGTTTCCTTATCCCTTATTTTTTTAGGAAATGGATTTTCTATGTAAACATCTGGATCTGATTTTCCACTGAAATACTCATATCTTTCATGTCTAATGTTTTTTCTTTGTTGCTCTGCTTTCTTTCTCAGAAGATATATGTTATTATATATTTCATAGTATTTTGAATGTAAGATTGGAATGTTGAGAGATTCTGTATGTAAATTATCAGGATCTATCTTTGCATCTCTTTCCCACATTTTTTGGATAGTATCCAAATCAATCATTTAAATCCAGTTCCTTTCTTTATAGTATAGTTTAAATATTTAAAAGATACCTCTGCAGTGAAGTATTCCATATCTGCTATTGTAGCATCAAATTGAATTGTACTCAAGGAATAGGGGAATAATTCTTGAAATATAACTCTAAAATTAGGATTTGATAAAGAATCAAAAACTGTAAGTGTGCCATCAGAGTATAGGTTCATCCCAACAGAATCTTCTACAGTTCCAAGATCATCTTTTTGTAGATCATAAATCTCCTCTAAACTTTCAGGAAAACCAAGACCTCTTATCCAATTCTGTATTTCAATATAATTCTGAAGATCCTCATCAACTAAAAATCTAAGAGTGAGATCTTCAAAATCAATGATTTCACCTGGAAGATCAATATCCTTTAAACCTGCTGTTGGTTGAACAGTAGTCCTAAGTTGCATTCCTGGAATGTTAACTGCATTTCCAAAAAATGAAACCTTAGGTGCTCTTGCAACCTGAAATCTAAAACCTTGTGGTTGTAGAAAATTTCTATTCTGTAATTGATTTTTTCCAACAGTAGCAATAGTGCTTCTTGCTGCCTGTCTTGTTCTTACATCTTTTGATGTAGAGTAAGTCATAATGTTTTATGATTATTTATGAAAAGCATAAAAAAAGGGACCCAGAGGGTCCCTTGAAAATATGGTTTGAAACCAATATCACATGAGGTTCTTAACAAGAACTCTTCTGTAATAGCGGTTGGAGTTAACTCTGAGTCTTCCAAGACCCTGAGTTGTTCCTTCAGCGAAGGGGTTAGCAACCAAACCATATCTGGTCTTGAAGCCAATCTTGGGCTGGAAGGTGTTCTCTCCAACTGCACGAACCATCTGAAGAGGAACGTATGGGCAGTAGAACAGACCTGCATCATAAGGGGAAGAACCCTTATAACCAACAACATAGTACTGATTTCCAGAGTTGGAAGACTGGTTGTTAGAAGCGAGGTTTGCTGAATAGGGGTCAATGTAAACTCTGAACTTACCATTGATGGTTCCAGCAAATGTGTTGCCAGTGTCATCAACATTCAGGTTTGCATTCAGGGCTGGAGTATAATCCAGGATTCCTGCCATAGTCAGTGCAGATGCTACGTCAGCAGAGCACATGACAATGTTGCCCTTTCCACGTCTTGTTCTTTGAGCGATTGCATTAGCATCTCTCTCAATTTGGAACAGAAGACCTTTGAACTTCTCAACAGACCATCTGCCATTTGAGTCAACATCAAGGTCAAATTGACCACGAGTTGCAGTGTTAGAAACAGCACCTTGTTCAGCAGACTTGTAGATAGTTCTGATGACTTCTCTGTTGATCTCAGCAAGGATCTCAGTAGAGAGGATGTTAGCAAGTTCTGCTTCAGCATTCAGACCATGAATGGCCTTGAGGTCCTGAGCCAGTTCCAGTGAGTATTCTGCCTTCAGAGCTCTGCTCTTAGCAGTAACAGTAACTTTCTCAATTGAGAAAGCCATCTCATTGAACTGATTGCCTGTGCCATTGCCCAGGTTCTCAGAATCACCTGTGACCATACCTTCGCCAACATTGTATCCAGTAGATACAGCAGTGCCAACAGGGTTAAGTGCAGATGGGTTTGATCCTGCTTGTACAGTAGTACCTAAACCAGCGTTTGCATCAGCAAATCCAGCAGTCAGATTGAATCCATCATCCTGACCAGAGAATGCTGTGTTAGCTTCATCATAGAATGCTTCATCACCAGACTGACTTTCATATCTGGAGCGCATTGCAAAGATCAGTCCAGTAGGACCAGACATTGGTTGTACACCAGCAAGGTCATATGCGACCAAGTTGGGCATTGCACGTCTGATCAATGAGATCAGAACTGGGTCAAAACCAGCAACAGGGCCAGCTGCCTCAGCACCAGCACCAAAAGCACCTGATCCACCAGCTGCTTGACCAGCATTGGTGGGTGTTTCCATCAGGTTAATACCCTGAGAGAAAGCAGCTTCTTCTTTTAAAA